AATCGTCATGTAATTAATCTGCATGGTCATACTCATCAGACAGACAATTGGATCTTTGCGCAGAATCCTTTTGTTTACCATGTTGGTATGGATTCACATGGTAATACGCCTGTTCCTATTGATGAAATTCTTATTGATATTCGCAACTATTGGGACACAATGAACAAATGTCCTATTGATCCTTTCGCTTGCAAGCCCAGCATTTAAGCTGGGTTTCTTTTATTTGATCTACGTTTACAGTCGGTACTGCCTATGCGATTGCCTCAGCAATTTTTTTTACTAAATGGCCTAGTTTGACCTTTTTCAAAATTTATTGTATAATACTCATATAGTGAAGCAAAAGGAGAATTAACATGATTACTGACTCGAAAATTACGTTCACATATGATCCTGAACTACATAAAACTATTTGCCAGAGAGCAGTACATGATAAAATTTATATCGGTACTGCGCAATGTCATCCACATGATTACGATTTTGAAAACAAATTAACTGGCCAACATTATGCTTATACCCGTAGTATGATTAAAGAAATGTGTCAATTACGTGATGAATATAAGATTCAATTAAAAACTTTGAAACATTTATATAATATTTATGAACAAAGTCCTGCTATTGATATTAATAATTCTGAGGAATGTTATTATCTTAGACGTCAAATGCAAGTAGTACAAAGAGACATTGATGAAATGAAAGATCTAATTGCAGCAACACGAGGTGATTTGCGTTCTACAATTATAGAAAAGGATAAATTGTATGTTAAACTGCGTACCGCAAGAAATAGCAGTAACAGCTGATTATTTGTTAGGTCTTACTAAAGAAGGCTGGAATAGATTATTTCAAGGACGCCGTCGTGTTTATATACATTGGCAAACATTATTATCAAAAATTCATGATGTTTGGATATCAAATGATTATATTCAACGAATTATTGGGCTTTGGGAAGATAATAAATTAGTACCAATTCCAAATAGCGACAATATTGCTGAACTCCCAGCAATAGCAAGTCTTAATTATATATATCCAGACAATGTAAAAGTATATTGTAAGACTTTTGGCGAATACGTTGAATTACGAAAAAACTTTGGGAGAGAAGATATAGGAGGATTTTAATTGATGTTAGATGATTTAACAGCTCTCTTTGATACACAATCTGTTGATCCAGCAACTTATCAATATTTTGACAAGTTAATGAATCAAAGAACTATTATTTTTAACTAGGAAGTTGACGAGCAGATTGTTGAAAGAGTAGCAATTCCGCTTTTGGATTTTGAAAAAGACAATAGTAATGATCCAGTGACACTTATATTCTCGACAGTTGGCGGCTCTATCAGTGACAGTTTTGTACTTTGCAATATTATTGATACATATAAAAAGCCATTAAATATTGTTGTACTTGGTTATGCCGCATCTATGGGAACGATTATACTTGCCGCTGGGTCTAAAAATCCTAACGTCACGCGTAAATGCTATCCATTTACATATGCCCTCTTACACGCGGGATCGACCGCATTTAGCGGCGAGTCACTTACCGTGCAGGATACTCTTGAATTTAATAGACGAGTCGATGAAAAAGTAAAGCAGTTCATTATTTCCCATACTAATGTTTCCGAAGATGAATATATGCAGCATGAGCGTAAACAGTGGTTCCTTGACGCCGAAGATATGCTCAAGTATGGATTCGTTGATGAAATTATTGGCAAGGAAGATGATTTAGTTGCAAAAACGATCACCGATTAAATTTTTTGATACTAGCGCATTACTTTCAGGTTATAAATTACAAACACAAGATTGGAATTTTATAAGTAACACAGTATTTCAAGAATTAGAACACATTAAAACTTCTCAAAATAAAGATGATGCAATTAAATATAAAGCTCGTTCATTAGTGCGCTATTTAATGAAACATCGCGATTTATGGTGTTATCAAGCAAGATTCACACCACGTCATATAGAAAAACTTTTATCTAGAAGTCACAATTTAGCTGATAATAATGATAGTTCTTTAATCTGTGAAGCACGATTATTGGCTAAATATTATCATTGTGACTCAGGATTACCTGAAGATGGTAATCGTCATCCATTCTTTTATTTTATCACATCTGATGCATCACAATATTTCTTAGCATCACAATATCCAGAATTACATGCTACTTATTACACAGAAACTGCACCAAAAGAAGATCTGTGGAAAGGTTATAAAGAGATTTGGTGGGATGATGAAGATTTTAACAAGATGGAATATTATTATTCTCATCCAGAAGAAAATCTTTTAGAATTACTCCCAAATGAATATGCTCTTATATATGTAAATGGTGAACTTTCTGATTTAGTAAAATGGAATGGTAAAAATAATGAAATAATCAACTATAAAGATCAAAGTAGTGATTTTTTTGGTAAAGTAAAACCAAAAAATGACCAGCAAAAATTACTCTTTGATCTATTGCAGAATCGTAATGTACCAATTAAACTTGCAAGAGGGCAATATGGTTCTGGTAAAACGTTCTTGGCACTTATTCATGCTTGGAATTTAGTAAAATGGCATAAGTTTGACAAAATCGTATATGTGAGAAACAATGTTGAAGTTTATGGATCACAAAAACTTGGTGCTCTACCTGGTGAACAAGAGGATAAGCTGATGCCTTTCCTTATGCCGCTAGCTGATATCTTGGGCGATGTGGAAGCATTGCGGCTAGCCATAGAACAAGGGTTTATAGAACCAGAACATCTTGGCTTTATTCGTGGACGTAGTTTTAATCACTCAATTATCTTTGTAGATGAAGCCGAGAATCTCACAACAGATAATGTGAAACTTATTTTAGGTCGAGTTGGCGAAGGGAGCGAAGTGTGGTTTCTTGGTGATGAATCACAAACTGACTCCGATCTTTTCCGGAAAAATAGCGGCATCGCTTCACTAGTTAGCAGTTTGAAGGGAGATCCCGCATTTGGCACGGTTGAACTTCAAAAATCTGAACGTAGTTCAGTTGCACAACTTGCCGCAAAGATTAAGGAAGCCTCTTAATGAGGCTTTCCTTTTTTGTTATAGCTACTGTTAGCAACAAAGTTGATAATTTTAAAAAATAATGATATAATATATTCAAGAAATGTAGAAAGGATGAAAAGATGGCTACAGCTGATTATAGCATAAAAGACATAAAAACTCTTGAAGGAATGGAAGCCATTAGAACTCGTCCCGGCATGTACATTGGCGACATAGGCCGTGAAGGTATATGGCAAATTACACTTGAAATTATTTCAAATGCTATTGACGAGTATCTTGTTGGAGCATGTGATAATATATCTGTCAGTATTGACGGACCAAGAGTTATTGTTGCTGATAATGGACGTGGAGTTCCTTTTGGCAAGAATGATGATGGCGAAGAAGTTTTAGTTAATATTTATACTAAACTGCATACTGGCGCTAAGTTCGATAGTGATGGTAATACTGGTTATAATACTTCTGGTGGTATGAATGGTGTTGGCGCAAAAGCTACCAATGCACTTTCAAGTCTTTTTTCAGTCGAAAGTTTTAGAGATAACAAACGTGCATATGCATTATTTGCAAAAGGTGAACTTGTAAAGTTTGAAGTGCGTGCGCGTGACCCTAAAAAATATGCTACTGATACTCGTGAACATGGGACGATTGTACAGTTTATTCCTGATGAAACAATTTTTAAAGATGTTGATTTAAATGCTGATTATGACCGAATCAAAAAGCAGCTTTGGGAATTAGCATATTTGTCTCCAGGTTTGCATTTTACTCTTTCAAATGGTAGCGAGAAAGAGGAAATTGAAAGTAAAAATGGGCTTCTTGATTATCTGGATACCCTCAACTCTGGTAAAGAGCTACTGACAACACCAATGTATGCAGAGAATAAAGAAAATCGTATGACAATTCGTGTGGCAATGCAGTATACCAATCAATATACTGATACATACAGATTGTTTACAAATAGCATTCCTAATGTCAGTGGTACACATTTAACTGGATTTAGAACTGCATTGACTCAAGCAGTTAATATATATGCAAGAGATAAAAAGTTATTAAAAGAGAAAGATGAAAATTTCTCTGGTGATGACTTAAAAGAAGGATTGACTCTTGTTCTCAGTCTTACAATGCCAGACCCTGTTTTCAGCGGTCAGACAAAAGGTACACTTACTTCGGCAGAAGGTCGAACGGTAGTTCAACGGCTTTGTTCTAAAGCAATTTCTGAATGGCTTGGATCGCATGAGCGAGATGCAAAAGCAATTATTCAGAAGGCTGTACTCGCCAGAACTGCCAGAGAGAAAGCCCGGAAAGCAAAGGAAACTGTTCGGTCTGCAACCACTAAGGCAAGTCGTATTACTTTACCAGGTAAACTTGCGGACTGTTCAAGCAAAGTACGATCAAAATGCGAGGTATTTATCGTCGAGGGTGATTCAGCAGCTGGAAGTGCAAAAGAAGCTCGTGACAGAGACACGCAAGCAATCCTGCCTATACGTGGTAAAATTCTCAATGTCCTTAAAGCTGATCTCTCTAAAGCAATGGCCAATGAAGAAATCAAAAGTATGATTATTGGCTTTGGGCTTCAGGTTCAAAACAATAAAGTAGTGCTTGATGAATCTAAACTTCGTTATGGTAAAATTATTATCATGAGCGATGCTGACGTTAAGTAACATTGACGATGAAAGACTTTACGCTTTATCAAGCGGGTCAACTCTCATTAATTACACATTGATGGTTTACATATAATAATGAGAGATGGCTAACGGGGAAGCCTAAACTGAAAAGCATGGTAATCCCGTGGGAAACAAATATTAATCCATCTCTTCGATAGGAGAGATAAAAATGATTGGGATTTATAAAATTGTTAATATTAAAACTGGAAAAACATATGTTGGTCAATCTAATAACATTGAACGACGTTTTAAAGAACATTAGACTGCAGGCAAACGTAGTAGAATTCCAGTTGATATAGCAATTTAGAAATATGGTAAAGATAACTTCAGTTATGAAATTATTGAAGAATGTGCTTTAAATCAATTAAATGAACGAGAAACCTATTGGATAATGCAATTAAAATCAAATATATATGGATATAATTGCAATTCAGGCGGTAATCAAGCATCCGTTGGAGCACAGAATGGAAGAGCCAAATTAACTGAAGAAGATGTAAAAAAAATTCGCGCTGCTTATGCCGCACACTTAAAACAAAAAGAAGTATATGAAGCTTTTAAAAATAAAATTACATTTACTTATTTTCAAAATGTGTGGGCAGGAAAAAGTTGGTCGCATATTATGCCAGAAGTTTTTACAGAGGAAAATAAACAATATTATATTTATAATAATAGTAATGGTGATTCTGGCGCAGCGGCTTTACTAACTAATCAAGAAGTAGTAGAATTAAGAAAAAAATATGTAAATCATAGCGCGAAAGAATTATATACATCATATCAAGATCGTATTTCATTTCAAGCATTTCAACAAATTTTATGGGGAAGAACTTATACAAATCTTCCTATATATAAGAAAAAAGAAAAAAAATGGATTAATATTTGAACCTGTATCGACTATCTCCTTTGCCTTCTGGGCGGGAGAGTAGAACTACTATTGATACGTAGTTCGAAATGGTCTCCTCACATATGTGAGTAAAAGATAGTCAGGTCTTATGGAAACATAAGAATTACTGGATGGTGAGCATATCCGGTGTTTGTTCTTAACTTTCATTTGGAAATTCTGCCCTGAGTTGATTGAGAAAGGTTATGTATATGCGGCTGTACCTCCTCTATATCGAATTATTCGTGGCAAAAACTCAATCTACATTAAAGATGACGCTGCGCTTGCCGATTATCGTGCCAAGAATCCGGGCACCTATGAATTACGTCGATTTAAGGGGCTTGGCGAACAATCGGTGGAAGAACTTGCTGAGTCTACGATGGCTCCCAATTCGCGCACTCTTAAACTTATCACAATGGAAGACGCCGTGGCCGCAAGCACTGTCTTCAACTCATTAATGGGTGAAAGCGCGGTCATGAGGAAAAAATTTATTGAGGAGAATGCATTTCGTGCCAACATTGACGTTTAAAAAGATGTGGAACCATTTGCGGACAATACAAACACACCGCAAGTGGGTTCGCCGCTATTGTAGGTGGGCTGGAATCCCATGGCGTGGATTAGTCCATGATTTAAGTAAATATAGTCCAACTGAATTTTTTGAATCTGCTCGCTATTGGACTGGAGTAAGTTCTCCAATAGAGGAAGCTAAAAAAGATAAGGGCTTTTCAAAAGCGTGGTTACATCATCGTGGACGCAATCCGCATCACTGGGCCTATTGGGCAGATAATTATAGTGAAGGACTAACTATATATCCTATGCCCAAAAATGATTTTGTTGAAATGGTTTGTGATTTTCTTGCCGCTGGGCAGGCATATAAGAAAAGTCAATTTTCGTATACTGGTGAACGTACATGGTGGATAAAAGAAAGCCAAAAAGGCTGTAAAGCCATGAATGAAAAAAATAAGCATATGTTAGATATTATTTTTGCTGATTTAGAAGCAGCAGAAAATCCTATGCTTCGTCATTTAGATAGAACCAAATATAAAATATCAACTCCTGTAGATCTAATCAAACAAGGCTATATTCAAAGTATTTGGGAGGCAAATAAATGATACAGATTTATACTGATGGGAGCTCCACAAAAAACCGAAGTGGTTGGGGATTTGTGGTAGTCAAAGATCCACCGATTACAAAATCTGGTCAAGAAGCAGGTGCAACAAATCAGCGCATGGAGCTTATGGCAGCACTCCGTGCGCTAGAGTGGTGGGAATTAAATGGTTATGATGATGTAACTATTTATTCTGATAGTGCCTATTTTTGTAATTGCTATTTTGAAAAATGGTATGTAAATTGGGAAGCTAATGGATGGCTTAATAGTAAAAAAGAACCTGTAGCGAATCAAGATTTATGGGAATATCTTATTAAATTTTTTAGAGATCCGCAAGTTCACATAGAAAAAGTGAAAGGTCATAGTGGACATAAATATAATGAAATAGCAGATCAACTTGCAACAGGAACACTTGAATCAAATATTGTTAAGTTGATAATTGATGAAAAAAATGATAAAATAAATATAGAATTGAGTGAAATTCTTTTGGATTACTCAATGAAAAAATATCCTGTAGATGAAACAATTAAAAGAATCAGAAAGGCGTGTGGCTGTGAGTAATATTATTGAAGCACCAATAGTAGAAGAAATTGAACAATCATTCTTGGACTATTCGTTGTCTGTTATTACGGATCGAGCCATTCCCGCAGTTGAAGATGGTTTAAAACCTGTTATGAGACGTATCCTGTGGTGCATGGCTGAAAGTGGATACAAAAGTGATAAGCAATATGTAAAATGCGCAAGACCGGTTGGTGATACAATGGGTAAGTATCATCCGCATGGTGATAGTTCAATTTATGGCGCATTAGTCGGCGCAAGTCAGCCATGGAATATGCGTTATCCTTTGATTGATTTTCATGGTAATAATGGTAGTCGTGATGGTGATGGACCTGCGGCGATGCGATATACTGAGTGCCGTTTGAGTAAGATAAGTGAGGCTACATTAAATGGTATTAAAAAAGAAACCGTCGACTGGAATCCAAATTTCGATGAAACCTCTCAAGAACCAGTATACCTTCCTGGCATCTTCCCAAATCTCTTATGTAATGGGACGACTGGTATCGCCGTCGCTATGGCATGCTCATTCGCACCGCATAATTTGGGAGAAGTCATGGATGCAGCAATCGCATACCTTAATGGAACTGCAACAAATAGCTCAGCTCTTGCAGGAATCATTAAAGGGCCTGACTTTCCAACAGGAGGTCTCATTGTCAATGAACGGGAACTCCATAGCATATATACAACCGGTAAGGGCAAAGTAAAAATTCGTGGTCAATATATCGTTGAAAAAAATAAATCTGGAGTAGAAAATCTTGTATTTACTTCTATTCCATATAAAATCAGTAAAGAAGATTTACAAAGTACAATTGATGCCTTATGTGAAGAAGGTAAATTAACTGGAATTTCTGAAATAAGAGATGAAAGTAATAAAGATGGTGTAAGATTTGTATTAGTTCCTCAGAAAGGAACTAATCCAGATGTGCTTGCGGCAAGACTTTATGAGTTAACTGATTTGGAAACTACTTTTAATGTTAATATGGTTGCTCTTGTTGATAAGACACCTAAACAATTAACATTAGTAGATATCATTAAATATTATATAGATCATCAAAAAGATGTTTTGCGCAGATTAAATGAACATGAGCTTCGTGAATTGGAAAAGCGAATTCATATTCTTGAAGGTCTTTGTAAAGCACTTGAAGATATTGATAATGTAATTAAGTTAATTAAGGCATCAAAAGATAAGAGTGATGCAAGAACTAAGTTAATTGTAACATATAAGTTTTCAACTGAACAAGCTGATGCAATTTTAGCAATGACATTAAGCCGTTTGGCTAATATGGAAAAAATTGCTATTGAGCAAGAGCTAGAAGAAAAAAATAAAGAAAAAGCATTGATTCTTGCTCGTCTTAATGATGAAAAAATATTCTCTGATTATATGACTGAATATTTGACTGATTTTAAGATGAAGTTTGCTGATGCTCGTAAAACTCAAATTACTAATATTGAACAAACAAAAGAAGAAAAAGAGATTGCGCAAATCGCTCCAGAAGATGTTGTTGTTGTAGTAACTGAAGCGGGTAATATTAAGCGTGTACCAGCAAAGAATTTTAAAATTCAAAAGCGCAATGGTAAGGGCGTTAAAACCCAGGATGATATCACACTTGCGACTATTGATACTAACACAATTGATGTTGTATTATCTTTTACAAATAAAGGAAAAGTATATCGTATTGGTGTAGATCAAATACCTGAAGGTAATCAGGCATCAAGAGGAGTAGCAATCCGTACACTTGTAGAAATGGATGCTAATGAATCAGTTGTCGCAGTTACAAGTGTAGCACGAGATAAAAAAGCTGGAGAATTTGTTTGGTTTGTCACAAGTAATGGTCTTGTGAAAAAGACAAATATTAGTGAATATACAGGTAGTAAACGTAAATCAGGTATACAAGCATTATCAATCAGAGATAATGATCAACTAGTCAGTGTATGGGTCGGCGGGAATAGTGATGTATTACTTTTGACTGAAAAAGGGATGAGTATTCGCTTTGAGGGATCTACAATTGGAGCAACTGGCAGAACATCTTCAGGAGTGCAAGGAATCAAACTTGGAGATACAGATAAAGTAGCAGTTGGACTCGGAGTCGTCGAGCAATGGGAAGAAACTGGTGGAAAGACTATTGACGGACAAGTTTTCATTGGATATAGTGACGGATCAGGGAAAAGATGTCTGGTCAATGAATTCACTAAACAGCATAGAGCTGGAAAAGGTCTTAAAGTAGGTTGCATCGGTACCATTGTCACTGGAGTCACCAATATTAGTGACGATACAAGCTTATTTGTAAGCGGAGATACTGGCTCAATTTGCATTAAATCTAGTGATATACCTTTAAGTGGCCGTATGGGTAATCCAGTAAAAGTAATTAAAGGCACTAAATTAGTTAGTGCGGCGAGGGTATAATGAGTAATATTTTATGTATTGAACCAATGAAAATAAATAAAATTCCAGAGGGAAAAGAATATCTTTTTCCCTCTATTTGTGCATCAGGTGAATATTTTGCGCAAATTAAAAAAGATGGATATTGGTATCAATTTGAAAAAGATTTTGATGGCAATTTTCATCTTTGGAGTAGAAATGTATCAAAAGTAACTGGAATGTTAACAGAAAAAACTGCCAATGTTCCAGAGATTATTATTGGCCTTGAAGGCGTGCCAAATGGTACAGTAATAATTGGAGAAATTTATTATCCCGGCAAGAGAAGTAAAGATGTAACGCCAATTATGGGCGCTCTTCCTGAACTTGCTATTGAACGACAGAATGGTGAATATGGACATTTACATTATTATGTTCATGATATGATCTATTATGGTGGACATGATTTAACTCAAGTAAGAGCTGATGTAAGATATGATCTTTTAAAGGCGGCATATTATAAACATTCTTTATGGTGTCCTTTTGATGAAAATGGTCAATCTCTTGTTGAACTTGCCGAGCGAGTAGATGATAATATTCAAGAAGCAGTTGCTGCAGCACTTGCCGCAGGTGAGGAAGGTATGGTTCTAAAGAAGAGAACCGCGCCATATAGTCCTGGTAAACGTCCAGTTTGGGATACAATTAAAATCAAGAAAACTGATACTTGTGATGCAGTAATTATGGGAACAGAACCAGCAACAGTAGCTTATGATGGTAAATTAGATCTCGGTTTTAATTATACCGGGCTTGATGCTGATGAATGGCCATATTGGGCTGTATATGATTCTACAAATATGCTTCATACTGTACCACTTGGAACACATGAAGTAATTAAAACTATTAATTATAGTACACGCCCAATTACAAAAGCGGCTTATTATGGATGGGATACTGCTATTCGTATTGGCGCATATGATGATAATGGTAATTTGGTATCTATTGGTACTGTATCAAGTGGTTTATCAGATGAAGATAAAAAGAATTTAAAATCATATGTTGGTAAAGTATGTGAGCTTGCCGGAATGGAAAAAGACCGAACTGCACATACACTTCGACACTTTCATTTTAAACGTGTTCGTGAAGATAAAGATCCATCTGAGTGTTCGATCAAATCTATATTCGGTTGATTTTTATTAAAATTTTTTATATAATACATTTGTAAGATAAAGAAAGGAAAAATCTTACTGTGATGACTAAGAAACAGTTAAAAACCCTTGCAAAAAGAATCGCGGATCTGGAATATACCATTCAGAATTGCGATGATAAGTACATCGTCGGTGTCGCAAAAGATGATATGTTAAAAATTCAAGAATCAACTGATATGGCACTTGAAGAGATGTTTGTACTTGATGAGATGGTTCAAAAATATTTAAAAGAAAAAGAAGAAAATATTTGAATTCTTTAAAATTTTATGGTATAATACATATAGATAATAACTGATAGGCAAACCCTTCAGATTATTATATATACAAAAAAAATTATATTAAAAGCTCTATATTGAGCAAAAGGAGAATTATTATGGCTGCTATGAAGGAAAATACTAAGAAGGTTATTACTTATCTGCAGGGTCTGGATGCTACTGACAATGTGACTGCCGCTGATGTGGCTGATGCTCTCGGTCTTGAGAAGCGTAGTGTTGATGGAATCTTTACTTCTGCTGTCCAGCGCAAACAGTATGGCGAGCGTGTTGAGGCCGAGGTTGAGTTGGAAGATGGTACCCACAAGAAGGTTAAGTTCCTCAAGCTCACTGAAGCTGGTCGCGCTCTCGATGTGAACGCCGATCCTGATGCTGAGTAATTAAATATATAGGGGTTTGGTGATTATCAAACCCCTAATTTCTTACCGGGGTGTAGCTTATGACACTTACAATAATTGGATTTTGTATCATTGCTGCAGTATTAATAGGAATTATTGTAGTGTCTGCGGCAAAGATAAAACAATTAAATATTTAGGCATAGAGAATTAAAAATAATCTTAATTGTTTACTAGAAGAAGAAAATGAGCGGCAAAAAGATTTATATATAGTCGAAGATTTGGTATCTAAAAATAAACAAGAAGTTACCTCACTCGAAAACAGAAAAAAAGAATTAAATGAAGATATTGCCGCACAAGTAAATAATGTTGAACGATTGAAATCATCTTTTGAAACAACAGAAGAAGAATTCAAGAAAAAATATATGGCAGAGCGTAAAGAATGGCTTGATGAACGTCAAGAAGAATATTTGCGCATGCAAGAAGATTTTGTTGAACAATTCCGAGAAGAAAATAAAAAGAAAATGGATGCCGCAAAAAGTTTAACATAGACTCTGGATTAGTTACGCTCATCGGTAAGTGCTGCAACCGAGGTAGCAAAACGGCATGCAGAACAAGAAAATTTTCAAATTTTTCATTCTATTCAATTGCCTGATGGTGCAAAAGGAGATATTGAAAAGATTGAGAGTCTTCTTACTGGCATCTCTGCAGAAGCATCTGGAGCTATTGCTAAAGTTTTATGGAAAGTCTATTATGAAAAACCTGTATCTGATTTAATTGGACGTGTAATTGGAGCAGGATCTCGTACAGGAATTTATAAAATCACCAATAGCTTGACTCAAATGTGTTATGTTGGTTAGGCTGTTGATATTGGTGACAGATGGCGGCAACATATTAAACGTGCGCTAAATGCGGAACCGCGCACACAAAATAAACTATATCCAGCTATGTATGAATCTGGTATTGAGAACTGGACTTTTGAAATTATTGAAGAATGTACAAGAGACAAACTCAATGAACGAGAGGATTATTGGCAAGATTTCTATCATGCTAAAGAGTATGGATATAGTATTAAGTGAGGTTATTATGATGATTAAAGTTTTCACTTTAAATAAGGATAAGAAAATTGAGCTTACTAAAGAGGAACTTTAGAAATTGCTTGATGATTCTTATTGGGAAGGCTACCGTGCCGCAAATAATAAGAGTAATTGGTATTATACTTACACTACTCCAACTACACCAGTTAATACACCATGGAACATTACATGTGATTCTTCAAATATAACTTTATCATGTGATAATACTATTGATCCTTATAAAATCAATATTTCACAGTAATTTATATAATTTGTTCCCTGTTTGGTACCTACAGAAAATGAAATTGACAATTATAAAAAAAAATGATATAATATACTTACAAAATGAAGAAAGGGAACTTATTCCATGACAAAACAACAGGAATTTTTG